GTGAACTTCGCTTTCATCAGCGTGCAACCCGTACCCAGCGACGAGCCGGGCCGGGTGCGTTTCGTCGGCCGGGTAGTGACAGCCGACGACTACCACAACCGCGGCCCGAGCGCAGCAACGCCCAACACACCGCCAGCGGACACAAGCGCGGAAGCCTCATGGCTTGCGAAGGAATGGGCCGGGCGGAACGGATACGAAATCCGCAACGTGGACCGCGTTATCGGGTGAACCGCACCCAGGAAATTGATCGCGGCCCGGCTTCGCCGGGCCTTTTCTCATGCGAACGCCCTGCCCTACCCGTGACGTTTCCGAACGCCTAGAGTCTGGCCGGCACCGTCGAAGCGTTAGCTTCGACGCTTGCACCTGCGGCCGGTGCGGGTAGCGGCAGTGCAGGCTTGCCGCATATAACCCGCCGCTCGACCTCGCCGAACCGCAGCGCGCCGACGCATGGCGCGAGCGTTTTCCACGAGTACCCGGCACGCACTACCTGCGCGAGTGTCATCGTCGCGATACGCTGGCCAGCGTCGATCAGCCCAAAACTCGCAAAGGTTGCCCCGTCCCGTTGCCAGTGGCCATCGAGCACAACGGCAAGCCCCTCGAATGGCTCGACCTCGGTCCGCAGCGCGCCGCTTGCGTACTCCGGCCAGCGTGCGATGCCGGCCGCCGCTTCGACCTCGCGCGCCCCGTTGATGATTCGATCAAGCGCCCCGCCCTGCCCTGCCGGTGCCGAAGCTGCCGCCGGTGCTGTCGCGACGGCTTCGCCCTCGACGCCCGCGCCGCGAAGGAGCCGCCCGCTCAGATACCAGCCGAGCCCGACCAGGGCGACAACCCCGACACCGAGCACCAGGGCCGACGCAGGTATCCGGTTTGCCGGTTTGTTGTGAATGGTTGCGCTTCGATACTCCGAGAACACGCGCTTTGGAAGCTTGTACTTTTTGGAAATCGGCGCAGACTTCCAAGACAGCAAATCAGAGCACTCCGGCCATTCATAATATCGACGCCCCAAGAAGCCAAGGTTACGCAAGTGAATGTGCGGATTCACCAGGGCTCGAACGTTTGAATGAACGAGCTTCGGCCCCTGCGTGGCAATGATGAAATCAAAGCCCCGGTGCCGGTGCCTTTCGAGGGCCTGTATCGACTCCGGCACTTTCTGCCCTGCCCCGGCCGCGCGCCATACCTCCTGCACCTCATCAATAACCACTAGCGCACCATCCGGCAGATCGAGGTGCCAGCGGTGCGGGTCTTCGAGCTTTAGGTGCTTGACCTTTAGATCGGGTATGCCGTGGACATAAACCGGCCGGTCTGCCGGCTGCTTTGCCAAGAGCGAAACGATAAGCGCCGACTTCCCACTGCCCGGAACGCCTGTTATCAGCGTGATCGCCACCGCATCACCTGAACAACGAGCGCAGCAGCTGCCGAACCCCGAAGCCTATCGCCGCGGACCATGCGCGCCACAGGGAGCGACGAAGAAAGACCGTTCGCATGCGAAACCCCTAAGACGAGACAAGCGCGAACCTACGCAGCATGACCCAGGACAAGGACGCCACCAGCGCGCCGGACGCAATCGCCATCGCATCGAACATGCCAGCGCGTGCCAAGATCGCCGCCGCTTCCCCGACGAGCCCGCCTAAGGCCCCCTGCGCCGACGCGAATGCGTTTTCCAGAACCAGAGCAGCGCCCTCGAAACTGACATAACCGAAACCGAGTGCGACCGCGACGCGCTTCGCAATCGGCGCCGCGAGACTCATTAGCCAGGTTGCCCAGTTCATACGTTACCCCTCGCGCCGGCTTACGCCCATGAACGTGAACACCGCGCCGATCCATGCCATGGCTAGAACGACGGGGCGTATTCCGTCCGCGAACTCGCACAGCAGATCGAACGGCATAGACAGCTGGACACCATGAGACACGCTGATTGTTCGAGGCGCCGGGCATGCCGCCGTTGACGGTCCAAACCCCGAAACAGGCGTTATCTCGAACTCGATTTCCTGCTCCGGAATCGTGTCCGGTTCCGGTGCAGTGCCAAGGGCCTTGCATGCTGCCGCATCGGGGTTTAGCGCGCACATATCGCCGGCCTTCTTCGCAGCATCGCCTGACGTTTCGCCCTGAGTGCGCGTGGTGGACTTGGTTTGCCAGTTACCGTTAGCGTCTTTCTCAAAGATGGTTTTTGTCTCGATCCAGTTCCCTTCAGTACCCCGCAACGGGTCACGAGACCAATCCCACCCGATGGCTTCTTTCTGCTCGACCTGTTGCCCGCCGACTTCCGTGGTGGTGGTGGTTTCCGGACCGCTCAAGCTGCCGGGCACGACGTTCCCAACCTCTACGTCCGCAACGTCTTGCACCGGAATCGGCACGATGCCGAGAATCTCCCGGGTCAGTTCGTTTAGGTCTTCGGGCACCCACGCATTAGCCCGCGCTTCGCGTATCGCTTGCAACTCTTCCGCAGTGATAGGCGCATAGGTGCCACTAGGACACTTGCCATCCGGGCCGATTGCGCTACCGCCGGCAGCAATGTTATTGCCGTAGAAATCAATCCAGGCCGGGCACTGCGCACCAACCGACTTGTTTACCCGGACCTGTTGATAGTTCGACGGCGCGCCGACAGTGCAGCCTGCGCCGAAGCACTGCGCCACGCGAAGCCAGCAATCTACGAAGTCGCCGGACGCGTTGCAAACAGTGGGCGCAGACCAGACGCTTTTAAGCCCGCCGCCGTCTTGATAGTTCGTATCATTGAAGTAACCCGCGAGCCCCTGCATGGCCGCCATCGGTGTTCCATAGCAGCCCGTCCAAGTGCTGGCCGATTGCACCCCACTGGCCGCAACGCACCACTGATCGAACGGCACGGTCGCTTGACCTGGATCACGCCCAAGAGCACCAGACGCGCCGCCCGGCTGCACTCGCTCATCCTGCCAATAGTCGTACAGCATGGAGCCGACCCATGCCGCCGCACCTATCGCACCAGCCGCGCGACCAGCGAATAACGCAAGCTCCGCCGCCGTGAGCCTAGCAGTTACCTTAGCCGCAGCGGTGCGACCGCCTGGGCCGGGCATCACGAAATCTTTACCAATGTTCGTGCCGCCTGGATTCGTCCCGATAGTGACGCCCCAAGAATTATTCATTGCTCCAACACCGACAGTTACCCGCCCGGTGGCATCAATCGCCGGCTGAATAGTGCCGACTGGTGGAGTTAGAGCCATTGCGCATCGAGGCATCGACACCAGAAGAAGCCCGACGACGAGAAACGACAGGAAGAATGCAGCTGGACCGTCTTTCATTCCAGCCCCTTGACGATGATCCAAGCCACGCCGCAAAGGCAGACTAAGAGCGCGATAGGATAGATGTAATCTGCAATTAGCATTACCACGCCTTTCGCATGCGAAGCGCCGCCGCAGTCAGAATCCAAGCGGTGCCGATGCCCCATCCGAGGAGAAGAGCATCACTTAGCCCGAAATAATTGTCCGTGTCGCACGGCGGCCAGTTATCGAGCTTCATCGCGACGCCGCCCTGCCCGTTTTGACCGGGTCGGTTCCACCAGAGATTCAGCGTATCCGGAGCCGTAACCGACTGACACGTTGCCACCTTGATTAGCAACGACCACGTGTTCGCGGAAACCGATTCATCCGTCTCAAGCGAAAGCTTCGGAAATTCCCCGCGGCAGAACGCCGCTAGAGCTTCGGCTTTTGTCGCATAGCACCGGTCCTGATAGCCAAAGCCCGGCGCAGCCTGCACCGAAGCCGCCGCCACGAAGGCCGCAACCGCAAATGCCGACCGCGCCGGGAAGCCCATCACATGCCCTTCTTCATGAACTTGAAGGCGGCGACCACGATGGTGGCGACGAGTACGGCGGTGGCCACGGCCAGACCGTCCTCCTGCATGCCTTCGAGCGCCGTGGTGACGGCCGCCGGGACGGCGGCGTGGGCCTGGATCGCCAGACCGGACAGGGTTGCGCCGATGGCGCCGAACTTCGAGAACTTCATTGCAAACACTCCAAAGAAACCGACGAAACCCGCGCCGGCGACGGATCAGGCACTCCCGGCCTAATTCATGAGGCGGTTTCGCATGAGAACCGCCCACGCATATGCGATACAAACAGCCATCCACCAGCCGAAAAGTTCGAGGGGGTTCGGAAGGTGCATGGCCGCGACAACTCAGGACCGAGCCGCATCCAGGTTGACGACGATGCAGCCGCCGACTTCTGCGTGGTCCTCGATCAGCTGCGCGGCCTCATCCGGTTCCGCCACGATGCCGTGCCGGATCGCCGTCAAAAGTGAAGGCGTCCAAGTCACATCACCGTTACGGGGCGACACGTGCAGGAACTGCCACGTTTCGCAGGACTGGATGAGGAGCCGCATGGCTTAGGGCTTCGGCAGCTTCGCCTCGACCGGCCGCAGAGTGCGAAGCACCGTCTTCGAGGCTTTGCCCGTGGTGACGATCTCGAACTCCGCATCAGCGTCGAAGGGGAACGGCAAGTGCTTGAACTTGTCATATTCCTCGGACAGGCCGAGCGTGTACTCGACGCAGGCTTGCCCCTTCATGTTGCCTTTCGATTCGTCCATCGAAGTCAGCGTGTAAACCTTTGTCGAATCGAACTCGACGCCCTCGTAATCGCCCTTCGACGCTTTCATGCCGAAGACCGTGATACGGCTTTGAAACTTCATGATGCTTTCCTACCCCCTAACTTCATGGACCCGACGCGAGGGGGGACGCGCCGAATACTTGTGCGAAGGCTTGCCGCCGCTCGACCTCGGACCAGCCACGCAGCCGGTGCGAAAGCCGCCCAACGGAGCCGATCAGCTGTTCGTCGAAGAACTCGCCGGCTTTGTCGAATACCTCGCGAACCGACGGCATCGCAACGCGAACGACCCAGGCCGCAGTGCGCGAAACCGCAGCGCGTGCGGTGGCATCCTTGACCCGCTGCCCGGCCGGAATACGGACGGGTTCAGCCTGGACGCTTTGCGCGGCCAGGAGAGCCGCACACCACGGATAGGCACCCGCGAAGAAGTCGGCCGGCCGTTCGAGGATGGCCGGGTCTATGACCCGTGCGTTATTGCGGAACTCGACCTCGGCGCGGAACCAGGGATCGCCGGCTTCATGGCCGAACAACTCATCGCCCTTTTCGTACCCGCGAAGCTCTTTCCCGGTCTCACGCTTGCCAACGTAGAAGGTGCGCGAGTGACCGCTAGTCCACGCCCCGGCTTCACGCTCCGCGGGTCTTTGCCCGCGAACGTCAAATTGCCCGTTCAGCCACGCTTGAGGCATCGACGCAATATCGAAGCCCTCGAAAATGTCTAGCGCCAGATCGCAGCGCGTGATCCAGCCCGACGCATCCCGAACCCAAGACGCAACGCCCGCCCATTGAGCATGCGAAACACGAAGGCAAGCAGCGCCGAACAGGTTGAAGTGAACGGTTCCCGCCTGTTGTGCCGACTTGTCGGAGCCGGCCAGGACGAAGCCCACCGTTTCAGCGTTGACCAGCAGCGGAACCCGGCAAAGGTAGAAGTCTTGCCCTCGATCCTCGACGGTGCCGACCTCGAACCCGAGCCGATCGGCCAGCATCACCGCCGCCTTACGCGCGACGTACATTGCGCCGAGGGGTTCAGCTTCGATGCCCCGAGCCAGCACCTGAACCTCCCGCTCGGCCCGGTCCATCGTCCCCAATACACCGGGGTCCACTTCGCCCCGCTGCTCGAACGGCACGACCGCGCCCAGAGGCAGCGTGAACCGCAACCAATCGACCCGGACCCGGTCTGTCTCGCCCTGGATCGCCTGTTCCAGGGTCCACTTGATGCGACGCCCATCGGACACCGCCTGCGCTGCTACCGTCCTGCCCGGCTTCATGCTGCTACCCCCGTGTTACCGAGGGGGGGAACACCGGACGCCCGCGCGAGCGCGGCCGGTGCGCTGCGCGCCCCGTCCACGCACGCGCAGCGGCCATCCCCTACGCTCGAACACTTGCGCAGGTCAAACGGCCGCACGCGGAAATCACCGATGGACGTTTTGACGCTGACGCGCACACCCGAACCGCTGATCCAGCGTTCGTAATCGCCACGGACCACGCCGCACAACGTTTCGCCGCGCACCCGCAGCTGCACGTGATCGCGAGCCTTGAAGTCCATCAGGGCCTTGAAGACCCCTTGTCGCTCTAGGGTTTCTGTAACCCTGTTGACCTCTTCGATTGACTGCGGTAGCTTGCGCACCCCTGGACCCCCGGTCAAGCTGGACCGATGGCCCAGCACGGGGCAGAGACTACAGGACCAAAGGACCGGTATGCACTACGGACAATCCCTGATTGACGCTGCGCTAACTTCTATGGTAGCCAGCCGCTACCAGTTGGCGCAGAAACTGGGTGAAGACGAGTCCTTCATCGGGAAGGTCTATCGCGGCACGAAACCGCTGCCCCCTGCCCTAGCAGGCAGGATCGCCGCTGTTGCCGGCTTGAACGTGCAAGCCGCAATCAATGCGGCGGTGCTTTCGCAGGAGAAAGACGCGACGAAGCGTGAAACCCTCGCCCGCGCCCTGGGCGTGGACGATCCCGGTAATGGTTTGTATATTATGTTAACTAAACGATAG